AACTTTGTTATAGCTGTAGACCCTGCTGGATTTGAAGCTGTAGAAAAAGAAAGAGGGTTAAAAGGCTCTAAATTAGATGAAACTTCTATAGCTATTGTAAAAGTAGATAGAGATAAGTGGTGGGTTAAAGATATTCTACATGGAAGATGGGGCATTAAAGAAACTGCTAAGAAAATCCTCAAAGCTGCTGAAGTAAATGAAGCTACTACTGTAGGAATAGAAACAGGTTCTTTAAAGAATGCTATCATGCCTTACCTAGAAGATGAGATGCGTACTGAAAATAGGTTCGTACATATAGATGAGCTACGACATGGTGGTAAAAAGAAAACTGAGCGTATTACTTGGTCCCTCCAAGGTAGAATGGAACATGGACAGATAAGTTTTAATGAAGATAGGGACTGGAAAGTCTTTATGTCACAGATGTTAGACTTTCCTAATCACCTAAGTCATGACGATTTGCTGGATAGCCTAGCCTATATAGACCAAGTGTCTATAGCAGACTTTGCATACTCTATAGATATGGATGATGACTGGGAACCATACGATGTAGTAGCAGGATATTAGATAATTTGCTAGAAACCTCTACACAACTACCTAAAATGTGTTATACTCCACAGAATTACCTGCGTTAATGGAGAATTTTCTATAAATGTTTGAAAATAAAGAAACGAAGTACCAAGCTTTAGCTGGCTGGCTTAATCATAGGCTAGAAACATGGCGCACCCACAGAGATACTAACTATGTACAGAAGTGGGATGAGTATTACCGACTGTGGCGCGGTATTTGGCTACAAGAAGACAGAACACGCAGCTCTGAAAAGTCTAGAATTATAGCTCCAGCACTACAACAAGCAGTTGAGTCCTCTGTTGCTGAAATCGAGGAGGCAACTTTTGGCAGGGGAAAATGGTTTGACATACAAGATGACATGCTGGATGAGAATCCACAAGATGCTGAGTATGTACGCAATCTTCTACAGGAAGATTTAGAGAAAACAGGCTGTAAAGATGCAATATGTGAAGTTTTCCTTAACGGTGCTATATATGGTACTGGTATTGGAAAGATAGTTGTTGAGCAGAATGTAGAAAGAACACCTGCTGAAGTACCTGTAGAAGGTACAACCACTACTACTCGTCAGTTAGTAGAGTACCCCTCAATAGATGTTAGGGTAGAGCCTATATCTCCGAAAGAGTTTCTTATAGACCCATCAGCTAACTCAATTAATGAAGCTTTAGGTGTAGCACATGAGGTTATTAAGCCTCGTTATCATGTAGTTGAAGGTATCTTATCAGGATTATATAGAGATGTACCTCTTGATGGTAGTTATGATACTGTTACATTTGGTTATGACCCTGAGATGAAACAAGCTGATGAGTCTGACTCAGTTAAGATTACAGAATACTGGGGTAAAGTTCCTAAGAGATTCCTTAAACCTTCTAAAGATAAAGATGATTTTGAATATACTAAGAAAGATGAGTTAATAGAAGCAGTTGTTACTATATGTAACGATGAACACATCTTAAGAGTAGAAGAAAACTTATTTATTATGGAAGATAGACCTTTTATATCTTACCAACACGACCTAGTTCCTAATAAATTCTGGGGTAGAGGAGTTTCAGAGAAGGCATATAATGCACAGAAAGCATTAGACGCTGAAATGAGAGCTAGAATTGATTCACTAGCACTAACTACTACACCTATGATGGCTGCTGACGCTACAAGATTGCCTAGAGGCGTTAAGTTTGAAGTACGCCCCGGTAAGACAGTACTTACCAATGGTAATCCTAGAGATGCTATCATGCCATTAGACATGGGAACAACAGACCCAAGTACATTTGACCAAGTATCTAGCCTACAAGCTATGATTCAAATGGGTACAGGTACATCAGATGGAGTAGCAGGTGATAGAGCTACAGCTAGTGGTATGTCAATGCAACAAAGTGCTGCTATTAAAAGACAGAAGCGTACTTTAATGAATTTCCAAAACACATTCCTTGTTCCTTTAATACAAAAAGCAATGTGGAGGAAGATACAATTTGATGTTGAAAGATATCCAGTTAATGATTATAAATTTATACCTTATTCTACTATGGGTATAATGGCTAAAGAATTAGAGATGACACAAATGGTACAGATGTTACAGTCTATACCTAAAGATTCACCAGCTTTTGATGTAATACTAGTAGCTATGATGCAAAACTCTAGTATTCATAACCGTGACCAGATTGTTAATGCCTTGATGCAGAAAGACCCACAAGAGCAAGAGCTAGCTAATATAGGTAATGAGTTACAGATACAACAACTTCAAGCTAATATACAGAAAACACTAGCAGAAGCTGAAGAAGAGAAAGGTAAAGCAATTAAATGGCAAGCTGAAGCAGCAGTTGCAGTACCTAATGAGATACAAGTAGAAGAACAGATAATTAAATTACAGAAAGATGCTTTAGATTTAGATAAACTTAAAGCTGATATAGCAAACCAACAATCTGAAACAGCAAGGAATGGACCAGAGGTGGAACATCTTAAATCAGAAACTATATTAAATCTAGCTAAGGCTAGAGAAGCAGGTTCTAAAGCAGCAATTAATACAACAGTACAATAAATATGCCAAAAACTGACGAACAGTTTTTAAAAGACAGATTAGCTATGTTTGAAACCGAAGGGTGGAAAGACTTAATGGCTGATATGAAAATTACTGAAGAGAATGTAGTTGATATACGCACTCTTGAAAGTGAGAAAGACCTTTGGCACGCTAAGGGTCAGTTGCAGATTCTAAGACAATTAAGAAGTTTAGAAGATGCGACTAAAATAGCGGTAGAACAATCCTCTTCATAAGGACTCTACCTTAATATAACTTCATAACCCAGATGGGCGGAGAACACAATATGAGTATAGTAGTAGAAGAAGCACCTTTAGCTGAGCAACAGGTAACAGAAAATCAAGAACCAGAAGCGGTAGAAGCTCAACAGGATTACGATATCCAAGAAGAAACAGAAGTTGAGGTAACAGAACCAGAATCTATAGTTCCTGAGA